TGTATTGTAGTACTGTATTTGGGATAGTTTACCATTAAAATACCTAGAAGCCCCCGAATTATAAGCCATAATACTAGCATAAGATGAAGTGCCAATAGCATACCCATTTGTTGTTGAATTTGATGCTACGAATGAGCCGTTAAAATAGGTACTCCAAACGCCAGACTTTACTGTGCCAACAATATTATACCAAGTATTAGTCGATAGTAATGAGAATATATTTGACTGAACTAGATAATCATTTGAGGGTACATATATCCCAAATTGCAATTCAATATCTGAACCACTAACATATTTTATTCTTAAATAATTTTCAGCACCACCACTATTGCCAATATCAGAAATAGTATAAAATACAGCACCGCTACTAGGTAAAGAAGCTAAATTAACCCAACAAGAAATAGTTATGTCACCGTTATAATTTAAAGCCATCCTATTGCTTATATTTACATACTGATTAGTTCCGTTAAAACTAAAGTTTTTCGGTGCGGTAGAATTAAATGTAGGCGAACCTGTTAAAGTACCATTTGCCGCACTTGATGTTAAGTCATACCAAGTAGTACCGCTACCACTATAACTGCTACTATTAGATGCGTCAAGCCAAATAATAGGATTAATGACCGACTTATTCAATAGTAAATAACTCATAGGACTTTGTCCACGAGATGCTAAAGAAGCACATAATAGTATCAATATTAGTTTGTAGCGAAACATACCCATTTATTTGACCCGTAACTAGATGTGGTGAAATATTGAAACACTACCGTTAAAGTAGCTGTTGTGACTGTTGTAGTCGGAAGCGTAACAGATGAACTAACGAAAGAAGTCCCCCAAGTAATAGCCCTTGCCGCCGTTCCTGTTATCTGTATTTCTAAAATATCCCCATCGTTAGGCGTGCCTGTTAAGTTAGTAGTAAATGATGTAATATCTGCCGCCTGTGCTGTTAGCTTATAGATGTCGTAATTATCAGTATTGATAGTAGGCGTTGCACTAGATGTTGTACTGCCTACCCTCGCCTTCCAACGTTTATTAGATAGCGTTTGAGTGCCGTCTACTGTCGCTGCGCTTCCTGTGGTGTTTGCAGGGGATGAAATGGTAACACTTCCCGAAAAAGTAGGAGAAGATACCACGTTAACGGTATTACTAGCTATTGATATATTTGTTCCGCTAATTAACGGTGCTTGGTATTTTGTCGTGTCAAAATTATAAGCCCCCGTTGAACTGTTGTAAGTGAATATCGACCCTGTTGAAACGTTGCGAGTTGCAGATAGGCTACTTCCTGCTAAATAGTCGTTTGATGCACCAGCCGTTGCCGCACTAACATTACCACTACCGTCTGCTTTTAATATCCCCGTTACACTTCCTGCACCGCCTTTGTTACTTCCAATTACGCTGCCATTCCAACTAGCGTTTGTTATACTTGCATTGCCTAAATTAAACGTATTGGTACTCCATTGAACTGCTGATGGTGCGCTAAAATGCCAATCCCAACTACCTGCTGCTATTGAATTACTATTAAGAACTAAAGAGGCATATCCACCTGCTGGAATTGTAGTTACTAAAGTATTTGAATTATTGTTGACTGAAATAGTTCCACTTGTTTGATTATTATTGAATGTGAAAATTGTACCACTAGGCAAAGTAGTAGCATCTGGTAATTTTATAACTTGCCCCCCTGAACCCGTTATTAAATAATTGGGGATTGATAAAACAGTTAATGTTATCTGTGTGCCACTTGCTGCAACACTACTAAACCCACTATAAAACGTATTCGCCGCTACATTACCACACGCCGTATCTACTGTTGCTCCGTTTGTATAGCCTATGTGGTTTGTGCCATTCCAATAAGTTAGGGGTACTTTCGAAGATGTGATAGTTGGGGAGTTGCCTGTGATAGTTCCCGAACCTTTGTTAGCGTTGAAATAAGTAGGGGTAATGTATATACTACTATCTTTTGCCATTAAGACTTGCCTAAAATATTGACCAGAACCTATTTGAGCAAATAAACTACCATTATGAGTGCCTATCAAATTATAAGCAACGTTTCTGTTGGTGTCGGGCAATGATAAGTAATTAATAGGATATATCGCACCTCCTGTTATGGCTGCGCTACTCGATGCGGTTACGTCACCTGCAAAATCAAAAGAAACGCCACTATTACTTAATGTGCCTGTTTTGCCGAAAGTCCAATAGTTAGTATTGTTATTCATTATTTTCAAGTCGTTATTATCCGTAGTACCCAATGTTGCAGTTGTGCCGAATGAGTTGCCGCCTTGTGAGAAATAATTAGAAGCGTTTAAACTATCTTTAGGAACGTTACCGATTGCAACCAATAATGAACCGTTTGTATTATTAGCGGTTACTATACCTATTCTCATTGCAGGGTATAATGTAGAGGGGGTTGGTGATATTCCCCCGTTATCGCCTAGATAAACGTTTTGTCCTGCATTGTATATGCTTAAATTAAGCCCCGTTACTATCCCCCCGTTATAAACTATTCTACCATATCCATTATTAGGGATGGAATCTAAAGATATTGCAAAAGGGGGGTATCTAGGGTTACTACCTTTTGCTTTTGCTATACTAGATGTTGAATCAAGGCAAACGGGCGTTAGTGGGGAAATCCCAGTCCCCGTATTTTTACTACTTGCACTTACTGTACTTAACCTACTTGAATTGCCAAGACTATCTATGTAGTAGGGTTCTGTAAAGCCATTAAAAGTCTTTGAATAAATACCAATACCAGTAGTTGGTGATGATGGATCAGTAGCTTGTGAAGATAGATTTAGGTTGTTTGTCTTTCCCCAATTGAAATATACCAATCCTAATAAGCTATCTATCGTGAATTTGGATGTGTAACTTATCTGTCTGGTGTCATCATAATAAGGGATAGCCCCAATGATGCCATTGCCTTTGATGTATCCGCTATTTCCTAATTGGGTTGGGGTGACATACCTGATAATACTATCCGATATTTTTACAAAATAAATACTGTCACCTATTCCGCCGCTTGCAGTCCAATTAACACCATTTCCGCTATAAATAACGCTACCTATTTGAGCGATACCGTATTTATTAATAGTAGTATCATTTGGTATTCTTAACCGCCCACTAATAGCAGCACTATCTTTTACGGTTATATATTTTTGAAATAGATAAGGTTGTGATATAATCGTTTGCCCGTAAGCTATTGAAAATAAACAACTTAATATTAATATTATAAACTTCATTTTGCAATATTACTATATTATATAAATTATCGTGCAATAACTATCCAATCAAAATAAATGTCTTGTGTATTACCGCTTGCCATTTCCGCACATTTAACTACAAATGCTGTGGTAGTTTGATTTGTTGCATCAATATACCACGTTATCCTACCGTCTGCACTATTGTTATTTACAACGGTTAAAAACACCTTATACGCTGTCGTTGTTAGTGTTGTACCTAATGGTACAGTAATAGTATTTAATCCTGCTGAAATATCTCCAACGTGCGTATACCCCTTTGCCAAAATTATAACAGCGTTATTATCCACATACTGCTTAGTTGCTGCCCCCAATCCCGTGGTAGGGTCTGCATTTAAAGTAAGCGCACCCGTCATTGTATCCCCTGCCTTTGCAACGTAAGCAGATAGGGCGGTAGCTAGTAAAGTGGAAGTGATATAATCCGCTGTAATAGCGTTTATTTTAGCTAATAGCGTTTTATTGTCAATGCGATAACTATTCATATTACCTGCAAACTGTGGCGTAGTTCCAGAAGTTGAACTTGTAGGTGTAGCGGTAAATAATGTGTAAGTGTTTCGTGCAATACTATCGCCAAATGTTTCTGGGTTTGTGTCTGTTGTAGTAGGTAGTAAGTATTGCCCCTCTGCAAATGATGCAGCCACATAGTAGAAATACCCATTAAAATATATTACCCCCGTTGTGTAAGTGTTGGGTGTTCCTGTAACGTAAGTTAATCCCGTAACAATAGCAAAGTCGGTAGGCTGTAATCCCAAAGCAGCAATAAGCCCGTCATAGGCTGTTTGGTTTGCTGCAATTAAATCACTACTAAATAAAGGGTTTTGTAACCCTGCATAAGATTTGCGTATTGCTGGAAACTGAAATATACTATTCATAAAAAAAATTAAAATTGATTGATTATAAAACGTGAACCATCGAAAGCTATTTGATTAACCGTTGCCAATAAGTCGCTAGTGTACACGCTTGTAGGAACGTTAATAGTAAACGCCGTAGTGTTTACTTTATTATTAAATTCACTTGCAAATATTAACGGCGTACTACCAAAATCGCTGCAATAGGTCGTACTTGTGTAAGCAAATTCAGGGGCTGTTAATATATTGCAACTCGATTGAGTGCAGTAAATTCTTTTTAAAGTAGCATCATACAATATATTTAACACATTTGCCAATTGACCCACCTGCCACTTACATTGCGATATTAATAGTTCTTTATTTCTAAATGTCGTAAAAGTTGTAAAAGGTGCTTCTAGTGGCTGTACAAATGCAGTAAGATATTTAAAGAAAGTTGATATATTGCCAATAGCATTAACGCTAAAGAAGTTCCTTAGTGATTCAAATAATAATTTCCTGTAATTGATATTTCTAAATGCCATTGTAATTAATTACGTTGCTTCCGTTATAGTTAAAATATCCTGCACTCAAATTAACACTCCCTGTAAAAGATACACCGTCTATTTGTGTCTGCGATAAATAAAAGTTTCTTACCCCTGCTACATTTGCCTGAATATATGATTCTAAGTCACCCGTAAAAAAAGTGCCATTAAAAGCAAAGCTATTCATAAACAAAGTAAGATAAGTATTTATATTAGCCGTCAATGTTGGTAAATCGAAGCTACTATAATAAGTACAATTAGCAACAAAATACAAAACATTTGCGTTTGCTGAAATATAATTAACTGGCAATCCTGCTATTTCAAAGTTTTTCATATACGCTATAAAAGCGTTGTATTGTGATAATGTCAATGGTATAGTAGTTCCTGTAATATCCGCACTCGCTACCTTTAAGAATAAATCCCCGTTACTTGTAGAACTAAACGCCGCCTGTTTTATTATCTGCTTTGTTGTGTCAATAGTAGGGTAGTAATAATTGCCATTACTATCTATTGAAAGACTATCTCCGTATTGAAACGCTAAAGCATAGCCCGTATAATATCCTGCTTTTCCGTAATTCTTAGCCGTTATTGTGCTTACTATTGTGGCTTCTGTATTGGTAAATTCTGTTAATGTTGTGTCTATAACGTTTCCCAATGCTTCGCTCACTTTCTCAAATATCCCCGTTTGCGAGGGGTTTGTAAAACCTAAGGCTATAAGGTTGGAATTTATAATTGATTGAGTAGTTGCCATTGTTAATTGTAGTTTGTAATTTGGTCAAATCTAACGTTTACGCTTCCTGTGCCTGTTAAAGTGATGTATATATTACCTGCACCGTTGTAGTATTGCCCGATAATCAAAGGTACTAAATTAGCTGAAGATAACACAGTTGATGGCATTATATCACTCCCACCACCTGTTGAGCCTATCTTAACGGTAACGCTGCCACTAATCCAACGAACCGCACCACTAACCACTAAGGTATTAGCCGAAATTGCCTGTGTGTAATTTCCCGTTAATCCTGCTATTTTAATAGGCAATGCTATTGCGCCGTAAAGTTCGGCAAACATTGCATTTAATTCATTGCGAACTAATAAGCCACTATCACCATTATTTATAACTGTTTGAGCCATATTATTATTTTTAATCTATCCAAAAAGCCGTGTCAACCCATAAACCTGCATCATTCCAATAGCTTGTATATAATATCCACAAAGGTAAGGTATCAAAAATTGTGTTTATGCTAGAAAGTATCGAATCCGTTAAATTATTCACTGCTGGATAAGTTGCCAACTGCCCTACAACGTTTAAATCCTTTGTAACCGTATCGGGTATTATTATCTGTTGCCCGACTGTTAATGTCGGTGTCCAATCCGTGAAGCTATTGGCATCTAGTACTGCATTTAGGTTTATAAGGCTACCTGTGGCGTTCAATACAACGTCATTAATGCTCATACCTTGCTGCACTATATAAATACTACTCATAGCTTACGTTTGCTGAAATGTTTAATACACCGTTTTGCCCCATTGTATTAGTCCACGTTGCTATCGTTGCTCCGTCGTTTATACATTGTTGTTTCCATCTATTCATTTGCACGGCTGCCTCTTGTTGATGAGCGTTAATTGTGTCCTCTAATCCTACGCCCAACATTGGGTTAGTCAATATCGCACAACGTGACCGCTCAATAATACCCCCATTTTGTGTAGAGGCATTTGTAGTAGTAACGAAATCACCGTTTGCGTAGCTTATATCCCGTGTTAATATATCAAAAAGTATGTCGAACATTATTGCGTAATTTTTGTATTCTCAATATCTCCCCTTTGTGTAGGTGTTAATGTTTGTGTCTCTAGCGGTACGGGTACTGCTGTTGGTGCGCCTACACTACTAACAACGTGTGTATGGCTGTTGTAAAGTGTAAAAAAACTGTTTAGTAAATTTTCTACTTTATTCAACCTATCAACTAGCTTTAAAACTTCTACCATCCCCCCGTTTTCACCACCGTTAAACTGTACAAGGTTGCAATTTACTAACAATTTATCAATTTGGTTGCAAAATAATAATTGAGGTCTGCCTTTGTTGCCATCTCTAAACGTTATAAGGCAATCGCTACCAATAACGGGGATAGTAACAAACCCCCCAACACTCCCAATAAGGACAGATAAAGGCACGGCATAATAAACGGGCTGCCCGTCAATATCTAACTGAATATCGGCGGTATAGGCTGTTTCATCAACGGCAATTATAGTACCATCGCAAATGTTACTGTATTTAGTAGTTGCTTTAATAGCCCTATAAAAAGCATCCGTAAGGTTAGCCGTTTGTTCGTTATCCATTATAAATTAGTTGTATCATTTAAGTCAGTCAAATATGCTAGTTTTAATTTATGCCTATAACCGCTTTGGTTTATCGTTGTTTCAATCGCTGTTATAACATAGTTTCCACTTCTTGCAGGGTAACGAATATCGGTATAAACAGCCTTTGCAAATAGTATCGGTTCGGGGTAAAGATAAGTAGTAATTGAACCGTTAAAGCGCATTTGGCGCACTTTGTTTAGTGCTTCTGTTGCCATTTTAAGGTAAAGGGCTGCATCTTGTTTCACTCTGTAAAAATAAACGTCCCTTTGTTGCCCGTTTGTATCACCTACTTCAATACTATCTTTCTTTCCTGTTGGCTGATAAAACCACGCCTTAACCTTATATGTTTGGAATGTAGAAGTAGGTTTTTGAAGGTCGGACACTATCACGTTTCTATTTGTTGCATAGTTAATAACATCCGTTGTATTTGATGCAACATTACAATATAAGTTAGTGCCATTCAATGTTAATACCAAACCTAACTCTTTAATAAAGTATTGACATATAGAGGCAGGTGTCATCATTGAAAAAGTAATGTTTACTAATTCAATGTCAGGTATTGGTAGCACTAAAGTAACGTGTTCGGCATCTGTTGACTTTATGTCTATTGTATCATTTACGAAGCCTATAATATTTGTTAATAGGTCTTTCAATGTGATACTAGCATAATGGCAGCCGTAAGTATTTATTACTGGTGACTTCTTTTTTTTATTAATCTTTACACTTGCCCCCCGTTCTTGCCCGAATATTCCTAAATTAAAAAAGTATTGATAATCCATACATTTAATCTTTATAGGATTACCGAAAACAAAATCAGTTATAAAGCCTTCAAATATAGTTTGTTCGTTGTAAGTGTCATAATTAGCCGTTACTAATACAGTAGAACCAACGCCGAATGCTGCTTGAGTATTTACCGTGTATTGTGTTAGTTTATCATGCGTTCCATCTTTGTACTGTATCACGCAATTCATAGGCAACGTAATATCGCACTCACTACCTAAAGAGTGGCCGTCATGCTTTTTACTAACGCTGCAAATAGTCTTTATAGTATTGCCGTTAATTGTTACCGTAAGATGTGCGTTAAAATACATACTATGATATTATAAGCGTTTGCCCCGCTACGTTTTCAATTGCTGAAATCTTGAACCCTATATTTGTGCTGCCTCTCGAAATTGTAGGATTAACACTTTCTACAATTATCTCACTTACACCCAATGCGTTTAAATAAGTATTAGTAATATTTAACACACTATCTGGTATCCATATTTTAGTCCACGCTGTGTTGAGGCTATCTTGGTCGAATATCCAAAAAGTACCATCATAATTAATTTCGCCTACTGCATTGGTCTTTCTAAACACACATTCAATCTCAATCTTATAAGGCTCTCTTAATATCCTTTCGGTAACATTTACGCCGTCTAATATTTTAGAATTAACTAATAGCTTTTTACCATCAATTGTTATAAGCGCATCCTTTGGCAATGTTACACCATTAATAACTACTAACGCTGGGTAATTCGTAGGGTCTGCGCCTACATTATTGTAAGTCACCTGCAACTGTGGAGGATTACTTGGTGTACTTTGGTGCGCATTCGGGTTATTTATACTAATAGCCATTATTATTGTGTTTGTCCTTCGTTGTATGCAATATTGTTAATAGCCCTAATCATTTGCTCTACTGCTTCCTCTCCTTTCTGTGGTAACTGTTTGTTATCCGTTGTTGTAATTTTTTGGAAAGCATCTTTAAAAGTAATGTTAATAACTTTAGCTTGTCCTAATCCACCACTTGCACCACTAAGGGCGGAGGTGTTCATTGCTGACTGCGCGGTTTGATTTGCCCCACCTTCACCTTTTTTACCATCGCCCGTTGCGGTTGGGTCTCCTGCGTTTGTTCTTGATGGTAAAAACTTATGAATAACATCTCCAAATTTGAATTTGCTATTTCCTGCTGCATCCGCACCTTTTTTAACAGCATCTACCATTCCCGTAGTAAATCCTGTTGCTAAATCTGCCAATCCTTTTTTGCCGTCCTTTATTGCCTTTGAAAAGTTACCGTGAAAAATATCTCCTATAACATTTCCCAATGTTTGATATCCTAATATTACAAGTTTGATATATTGCAATATTCCGCCCCACAAGCCGCCCATAAATTCACGAAAGCCTTTAAAGTTGTCCCAACAATACATCAATGCAGCTACTATTGCAACGATGCCATAAACAACCCACGTTATTGGTAACGCTAACATTGCAGCACCTAGCCCCTCTGTTGCTACCATTGCAGTAAACGCACCTAATGCGGTATTCGCAAATGAAAATGCTAGTATAGCCTCTTGAGCTGCTGTAAATGCTGCTATTGTTGCATTGATAGCTAAAGCAGCGGTAAATAGCCCTATAACTAAAATAATTTCTTTTAATACGTCTTTATGTTTACGCATCCATTCAATACCTGCTTCAATTGCGTGTTGCGCCCTCATCATTGCTGGCACAAATGCAGCCTGTATTTTATTAACAACCCCCCCTATGGATGCCTGTATTTCCTCCCATCCTTTTTTAGCCATTGCAATTTGTCCTGCATCTGTCTTTGCAAACATTTCAGCTTGCCCACCCGTCTCCCTTCTTATTTCTTTTAATATAATTTCTTGCGCCTCTGTTAATTTCCCTGCCTCTTGTAAGTTCTTAATTTGTTCTTTCTGTTGGTCGGTAAAACTTACCCCTGTACGGTGTAACCTAGACATTCCTTTAATAGGGTCATCCAATGCTATACCTAAAGATTTGGAAGCTTCTAATAAATCACCTTTAAAAAACTTTTGAGCATAATCACCTGCCGATTGCATACCTTCCTCAAATTGCTTCCCCTTTACATTACCAAAGGTCAACATCAGAGCCTGAGCCGAAATGATAGATG